TTAACGGTTGGTAATGATGAGCTCTCCCCGTGGCTCTGTGGCCTGCTGCCCAACAGTGTATCGAATTTCTGTTGTCTGTATGGTTAACCCCTTGAATGCCTCGCGCATCTCTGGTGTGTCGTTGACGCTGACCACAAACTGCCCCTGCCCTGTTCTAGCTAGTTCACCCATGCGGTAATACTCCTCAAGCGGAAAGTCGCAGCCGTATCCGGCTGTTCCCCAATATGGAGGGTCGAGGTAGAACAGCGTGCCTTCACGATCGTAGCGTTTGATGCACTCTGCCCAGTCGAGGTGTTCAACCACGGTACGAGCCAGGCGCAGGTGCGCGGCGCTGAGATCCTCCTCAATGCGCAGCAGATTCATTCGTGGCGGTGATACCGCAGAGGTGCCAAACGTCTGGCCACTGACCTTGCCGCCGAAGGCTAGCTTTTGCAGGTAAAAGAACCGTGCCGCCCGCTGGATATCGGTGAGGTGGCCCGGGTCGATTTCCCGTTGTGTGAGGTACTCTTCCCGGCTGATCAGCCCCCAGCGGAATTGCTTCACCAGCTCGTCAGGGTGGTGCTTCACGACTCGGTAGAGGTTCACCAACTCCCCGTGTGCATCGTTGATCACTTCCACCTTGCTGGGCGCTTTCATAAAGAAGAGCGCAGCACCGCCGCAGAAAGGCTCCACGTAGGCAGTGTGTGGCTTGAAGAGCGGTAAAATCTGTTTAGCCAAGCGGCGCTTGCCGCCCATCCAAGGCAATATCGGTCGATTAGTCATCCATGACACCTGTTCAAATATACAGTATTAATATACAGTAGTTGGTGTCGCTTGCGGGGCCGGGACGCTCCCACTGTTTTCAGGGATGAAACGAGCGATGTGCGCCTGGTTACGCCAGGCGCTTTTTTATTCGCCTAACGAATACTCTTTAAACCGAATCACCTCCTCCCCCAGCAGATCGTTGATCTCACTGAACACGGCCTGCACCGGTTCCAACTCATTGGTGACGAACACCTTGGCGGCTTTCTCCACGTCGCCGAAGCCGCCGGTGTTGTTGGGGATGATGCCCATCAGCTGCGGGGGGATGCGGTGGCCTGCCAGTTGGTCGTCGCGGGTGATGTTCTTGATCGCGGCGAAGTCATCCTTGGCGGCGACCTCGCTGATCGGGATGATCTGGATGCCGTCTTTCTTTCCGTTGGGGCTGTAGAGGAACAGGTTGCGGAAGTTGCCTACACCTTTCGATTCTTTTAACGCCGTGCGCATGGCGTCGATGTCTTCCTGATTGTGGGCCGCATCGGAGACGTACATCACAAACCCGGCATGAGAGCCGTTCAGGTAATACTTGCGCCGGAACAACGTGGCGTTTTCGTTGAGATAGATCGACTGCAGCGCGCCCAGGTAATCCGGCACGCCATACACCTCCTGATTAATATCTGGTTCCAACAGGTGAATAATGCTGCCCTCTTCAAACTCGCTGCGTTCCGACCAGTTGGGCACCCAGAAGTAGCGGCTCAGATCCGCGCCGCGACGTACGTACTTCGCCCGGGCAGGCTTCAGTGCCAGCAGTCTGCCCAAGCGACCGAAGACCCTCTCCAGGTAGCAGTTACCAAACACAAAGTAATCGGTGGCCAGTGCGCTGAACGCCTGGCGGCTTAACAGCGGGTGAGGAATAAACGAACGCACCAGAATATTGCGCTTCACCTGAATGGCTGAGCCATGGTGCGCCGTGGCGCGATAGGTTTGGGCCAGTGCGGGAAAGTCCACCGGCGGTTCGTACCACTCATTACCCAGCATCCAGCAGCCGGTATAGAAGAAGTCATAACCATCAATCACTGGCGTCGGCTCACCAAAGCTGAACGCCTCTGCCTTGGCAGGCGCGGCCGTGGTCTCGGTGTCTTTCACGTAAGCGGGCACGCGTACCCGGGGCTTTGGCGCTACTGCCGCTTCGCTCATCCATATATCTCCATTAGAGAACGCCCCGTACCATAATCGGCCGGGCCATCAAGAGGTTCATTGTGTAAGGCATGCATGGTGGCCCACGCCAGGTCGGCATGGCCGGTTTGATTATTGCGTCCGGCGGTATAGGTCATCTGGCGGCCAGAAGCCGTTAACTCGCGGCGGATCGCCATAAATGACTGGGCGATATCGACCCAGCCAGCATCAAATTCAAGACGGCCCTTGTTGATGATCTGCTGCGCCTGCATCACCAGCCGCGACTTCATTTCCGGGGTATAGCGGTACCGGGTTACGGTGGGGAAAAACTTGGCGACCAGTTGGGCCACGGCTTCCCCCAGGCCCGACGTATCGATACCAATAAAGGTCACGTTATAGCGGCGGGTCACGCTGCGAATGAATTCCGCCTGGGCTTCATAATCGCGGCCTTTAATGCGGTGGCGTTCAAGAATGCGGTGTTTGCTCTCCAGCGTTTTGGGCGGCGCGATCACAACAAGGCCCGCGCCGTCGCCTTCCTCTCCATCCCCCGCCGGGTCGTAACCTACCCACACCGGGTGCTCGCCATAAGGCCGTGGGGCGAAGGGTTTTAGATCCCGCCAGGCATCCCAGCTGTCCACCATGCAGCGCTGCATCATCGCCAGCGGGAAAGCGCTTTGCGTATCGTCCACGAACTCGCACATCAGCAGGTTCGCAAACTCATCATCGCTGTACTCAAGGCGCAGCTGGTCGATGTCGAACAGATCACAGCCACCGGCGATAGCATCTTCAATGGTCACGATCTGCCGCCACTGGCCATCCGGCCCCCGCGCTCCATTCTTCAGCGCCGCGTGGCTGATATCGATCTTCACCCGGTCGGCTTTCTTCTGGCGTTTATTGAACCGGTCACCGGTCCAGAACGGATACGCCTCGTGGGCAACCGACGATGGCGTGCTGAAATAAGTCTGCTTCCACTTCTTATGCATCGCCATGCCCGACGTCACCTTGCGGAACGTCTCGAAGCCATGAATCCAGAAGTATTCGTCTAAATAGGTATCGCCATGGTATCCCTGCGCCGTCTTGGCGTTTGTGCCTAGAAAATGCAGCTCTGCGCCGTTGGCGAGAATGATGGGGTCGCCCTTCAGCTCAACGCCGGTCACTTCCTTAACGAACTGCACAATGTAGTGGCGGAAGATGTGCGCCTGGGCCTTCGAGGCGGACATGAATATCTTGTTTTTGCCGGTCTCCATGGCATCGGCAATGGCTTCACGGGCAAAATACCAGGTCGCACCAATCTGCCTTGACTTCAGCAGGTTGCGAATGCGTTCATGCTGCCCGGCCCGGTACCAGCCCCGCTGGTAATCGAATAGCGAGGCCTCGAACGCCTCGACGATCTGAATAACGCCTTCATCACCCACATCATTGCGCGCAGGCTTACGCTTCTCGCCGGAGTTGCGCTTCTCAATGTTCGGATTGAGGTCAGTCTCCCTCCCACTGCCCTGATACTTGTGTACCCGGGCCAGCCGCTCGATCTGGCGGCCGAGCAGGTCAATCTCCTTGAAGTCTTTCCCCTCTTTCTGATCCTTCCAGATCAGCTGTACCAGGCGCGCCTCCAGCGCCCCTTCTACCCGCTGGGTCGGCGTGGCGTCGTCCCACGCATCGCGCTTTTTCCAGCTATCGATGGTCGCCCGGGGCAACTCCAGAAATTCAGCAATGCGCGCAATACGCCACCCCATCCAATAGAGATGGCGGGCAGAGAGGCGGTGGTGATCGTCGTCGATGTTGGCTTGTGGAGTCATGCCGCCAGCGTACCCGCGCAGACGAGGCCACGATTGCCCCGCTCGGTGTGAGTAAGGCTACTTACACCCAGCGCGCATTGAGCCAGGGCGCGTGTGCGCGGAACCTGACGACAATCAAACACCCCTGCTTATTTTCTGTCAGCTACCGAGGCCCACCCATGTCCTGGCACCGTATCGCAAAAGAAGGCGCAACCACTGATGGCCGCACCATCAGCGCCGAATGGCTCACTCAAATGGCCGCCAATTTCGACCCGGACAACTACGGCTGCCGGGTCAATATGGAACACATTAAAGGCATGCTGCCGGATGGCCCCTTCAAAGCCTACGGCGATGTAACCGCGCTCAAAACTGAAAAGGACGACGATGGAAAGCTTGGCCTCTACGCCGAGATCGACCCGACCGACGAGCTAAAAGCCATGGTCGAGAAACGCCAGAAAATCTACACCTCAATGGAAGTAGATCTCGACTTCGCCGACACCGGCGAGGCTTACCTAGTCGGGCTAGCCGTTACGGACACACCCGCTTCACTCGGCACCTCAATGCTCCAATTCAGCGCTCAGCAGGTGAAAAACGGCGACGAATCACCGCTGGCCAGCCGCAAGCAGCGCCTAGAAAACCTCTTCTCCGCTGCGGTGGAAACCGACCTTTCCTTCAGCGAGGAGCCGGAAGACAAAGGCCCAACACTGGCCGAGCGTGTGAAGGCGCTGTTCAAGAAGCAGGACGCAAAAACCGAAGCCGGTTTTGCCGCGTTCCGCGCCGATCTGGAAGAGACCCTTGGGCTGTTCGTTGAAAAGCATCAGGCACTCAGCGAAGCGCTGAAAAAGCGCCCCACTCAAGCCGCTTTCAATGAACTCAAAAGCGCCCACGACACGCTGAAGAAAGAGTTCGACGCGCTTTACAGCAAGCTCGACAACACTCCCAACCGCCAGCCGCGCACGCCTGCCACCGGCAACGACGGCACCATCGAAACCGACTGCTAAGAGACGCCACCAATATGCGCAATGATACCCGTACGCTTTTTAACAGCTTCGCCACTCAGGTGGCCAAGCTTAACGGCGTCCCGGACGCTACCCAGAAATTTGCCGTCGATCCCACTATCCAGCAACGGCTGGAAAAGCGCATTCAGGAGTCCAGTGACTTCCTTTCGCGTATCAATATGGTCGGCGTCGATGAGCTGAAAGGCGAAAAGCTCGCCCTTGGTGTCACCGGCCCCATCGCGGCCCGCACCAACGTCAACAACCAGGATCGCAAAACCCGTGACCTCACCACCCTGGATGCCCAGGGCTACGAGTGCCGAATGACCGAATTCGACACCCACTTGGGTTACGCCAAACTGGATGCCTGGGCCAAGTTCCCCAACTTCCAAGCCATGGTGCGCGATGTGATCGTTCGCCAGCAGGCGCTGGATCGCATGATGATCGGCTTCAACGGCACCTCCGCCGCTTCCCAAACCGACCCAGTGGCCAACCCCTACCTGGAAGACGTCAACATCGGCTGGCTGCAGCATTACCGCACCCAGTCTCCTCAGCGAGTGATGAAAGACGGCAAAACCAACGGCAAAATTTTGATTGACCCAACGCCCCTCGAAACCGGCCCCGGCATCGTCGGTGACTTCGCCTCACTGGATGCCGTGGTTTACGACGTGATTAATAACTTAATCGCCCCCTGGTTCCGTCGCTTGCCAGGGCTAGTTGTAATCCTTGGCCGCAACCTCATGGCCGACAAGTATTTCCCGCTGCTCAACCAGCTGCCGCCTAGCGAGCAGTTGGCCGCCGACCTGGTTATTAGCCAGAAGCGCATCGGTGGACTGCAAGGCATGGATGTGCCCTTCTTCCCCGATAACGCGCTGATGGTCACCACCCTGGATAACCTATCGGTCTACTGGCAGAACGGCGCCCGCCGCCGCTACGTCACCGAGAACCCACGGCGCAACCGCGTGGAGAACTTCGAATCTTCCAACGACGCCTACGTGGTGGAAGACTTCGGCGCGGGCTGCCTGGTGGAAAACATCGAACTCTCTGAAGCAGCCATTAACGGTATCAAGGAGAAGCGATGACCAGCCCAGCCCGCCGTCACTTCGAACGCGTTAGCGCCGCCCAAGCGGCCGCTGATGCGGGGGACGCCCCCATGCAGGGCGAAGCCTACGAGCTTATGCAGGCCGCCCTGTTTGAAGACTACCGCCGCCTTAAATCCACTCAATCAATGGAGAAAAAGGCCGAGATCAAGCGCGAGATCCTGCCCAACTACGCCGAGTACGTGGCCGGCGTGCTGGAAGCCGGTCAAGGCGCACAAGATGACGTGCTCCTGCGCATCATGCTCTGGCGTATTGATGCGGGAGACCTGGGCGGTGCTATTGCCATTGCCCGCTATGCCCTCAAGCACAGCCTAACCCCGCCGGACCAGTTCGAGCGCGGCACCGCCGCCATCATCGCGGAAGAAGTGGCCGACCAGGCACTTAAGCAAATGGACGATGAAGGCACCGATTCTCTCGCCCTGCTCGCCCACTTGGTGGAAGTTGAACACCTCACCGCAAGCGCTGATATGCACGATCAGATCCGCGCCAAGCTTCATAAGGCGTTGGGGTATGCGCTGCGTGTGGCCAACCAACTGGATGAAGCCCACGCAAGCCTTACCCGTGCGCTGGAGCTCAACGACCGCATCGGCGTGAAGAAAGACCTTGAACGCCTGGAACGTGAACTGAAACAGAACGCCGCCAAGCCCACCGGCTAGGCCAACCGAGTCGACCGCCGACGTCAGGGGGCGCGACGTAAGAGCCAAGCACTCAGGCACCTATGCCTAGGCTCACGCTCGAACGCCGCCCACCCCCTTCTTATTCATCGCGCCCGACCCCGCGCAAAAACGGTTACCCGCTACCTGGAGCCATGATGAGCAGCTTTATCTCGGCAGGCACGCCCCCCAGCGACACCGCTGAACAGGCCATCGAAAACAACGGCTTCTGGCCGGATATTCAGCCCAGCGCGTTCCGTGAACGCCACCGGCTGGACAGCACCATTACCAGCGCCCGTATCGAAAGCGCCCTGCAAGCCGGCATGGCCACGGTGAACCGCGTGCTACGCCACTGGCAACAAGCCAAGGTCGATGCCGGCTACGCCACGATGGACTCGCTGCCCATTCCCGTATGGCAAGCGCCGGAGGTTTTTCGCGGGCTATACCTACGCGCCGTGTTCTCCACCGCGCATGCCAGCCTGGTCGAACACTACGCCGACTTCGACGCTACCAACAGCGGCCGCGAGCGTGGCGAGCAGCTGGCCAACCCCGCCGACAGCTACCGCCGCGATGCCGCCTGGGCGATCAGCGAGATCGAAGGGCGCCCGCACAGTACGGTCGAGCTGATATGACCCTCGTACACGCCGAACAGCACGACACATTGGATGCCATTTGCTACCGCTTCTACGGCACCACCCGTGGCGTCACCGAACAGGTGCTGGCTGCCAACCCGTGGCTGGCGGAGCTAGGGCCGGTGCTGCCCCACGGCACGCCCGTCACGATGCCCCTCATATCCCAGACCACACAACGCGCCCCCACGGTGCAGCTATGGGATTAACACCCACGACACTGAGGCCCGCATGAGCCATCACTTTGAAATTTCCACCGAGACCGCCAAGGCCGCACCACCGGCGGTCGTCTCGCTGCTGCACGTAGGCGGCATGACGCCTGCCGACTGGGTCACGGTGTTAACGCTTTTATATCTCGCGCTGCAGATCGGGTTGTTGGTACCCCGCTACCTCACCCGCCTGCGCCACTACTGGGAGAACCGTCGTGGGTCTTAAAACACGTATTGGCGTTAGCCTCGCTGCCGGCGCCATTAGTATCGCCACCGCCGTGGTGACTTACTACGAAGGTTACCACCCCACGGCTTACCACGACCCCGTGGGTATTCCGACCATCTGCTATGGCCACACGGCCACCGTGCGCATGGGGCAAACGCTCAGCCAGGCAGAGTGTACCGCCTTGCTTGAAGAAGACTTGGGCGACGCCTTCGCCACGGTCGACAGGCGCGCCCGGGTAAATCTGCCCGCCCCCACCCGCGCCGCGCTGGCATCTTTCGTTTACAACGTTGGGGAAGGCAACTTTGCCCGCTCCACCCTGCTACGCAAGCTCAACCAGGGCGACCTGCGCGGCGCCTGCCATGAGCTAAGCCGCTGGGTGTATGCCGATGGGCAAAAACTCAACGGCCTGGTGACACGCCGCGCTACCGAACGGGAGCTTTGTCTTTCAGGATTGAGTCTGGCCGGGCTGGAACAGGCGCCCACCCCATGAGCCGACTACTTGCCGCCCTTACCATTCTGGCACTTGTGCTGCTGGTGACCTGGGCACTGTGGCAACGCACCCACGCCGCTGAGGCCCGCGCCGAGCTTGCCGAACAGCAACTGGCGGAATCCCGCCAGCGCGAAGCCCAGCATCAGGTCGTGATCAATGCGCTCTGGGATAACGCCTTACGCCAGGCCAACCAGCGCCGCGCTTTAGCCCAGCAACAGGCGGCGCTTGCGCGAACGGCCTCCGACCGCTTGGCCATCATTGAGGATCTTCACCGTGAAAACGAGACGCTACGCGCCTGGGCTGCTGCTCGCCTGCCTGATGCTGTTAACCGGCTGCGCCACCGCCCCGCCATCACCGGCGCCGCTGCTTATTACGAATCAGTGCGCGACGCCAAGCCCCTGCACGCTCCCAGCCAGTAACCCGTTCACCAACGGCGAACTGCACCTGCAGCTTGAACGCACCGAAGCGGCATGGGCGCAGTGCGCCGCCGAGGTAGACGCCATTATTGCCTGCCACGAGAACGCCGATGAAAAAGCTTCACCTGCTACGCACACACCTGATTAACGCCGTACCGGCGCTTGCCCGCGACCCTGAACGGCTGCTCACCTTTGTGGAAGAAGGCAGTATCGAGTTTCGCCGGGGCCCCAACCTGACCCACGAATACCAGTTCACCGCCCAGTTGGTTCTCACCGACTTTAGCGCGGACCTCGATACCCTCATCGTGCCACTGCTGCAGTGGCTGGCCGAGTACCAGCCGGATGCCGACCCTGCTCAGGCCATCAGCTTTGAAGCCGAGATCCTCAGCCATAAATCCGTCGACGTAGCCCTGCGCGTAAAACTCACCGAGCGCGTACTCGCCAAGGTGGATTGCGATGCTGGCCGCATCAAGGTGGATCACGTACTGGCCCGCTTCGAGGCTACCGGCTGCCCCGCCCCCCGCTGGCAGCTACTGATTCGTGATAGCGCAGCCGATGCCGACTACACCCTGGCTGCCGAATGGGACAATGCGCATGGCGGATAACATGGAAGCGCTGGAAGATTGGGTAAGCCCCCTACTTGCCAAGCTGGATATAAAACAGCGGCGCGCCCTGGCCCGTAATGTGGCGCGAGACTTGCGCCGCCGACAGCGGGAACGCATTCGCGCCCAAACCAACCCGGACGGCACGCCCTTTACCCCGCGCAAGGCCCAATCGTTTCGTGCTCAGCAAGGCAGCATTCGCCGCCGCGCCATGTTCAGCAAGCTCTCCACTGCCAAGTGGCTCAAGGCCACCACTCAAGGCGACACCGCCGTAGTGGGTTTCTTTGGCAGCGTCGCCCGTATCGCCGCTACCCACCAACGCGGCCTCAAAGATCGCGTCAGCCGAGATGGCCCCCGAGTGGAGTACGCCCAGCGGGAACTGCTCGGTTTTACCGCGCTGGATCGCGAGATGGTTATGGACTCAGTGCTGAGGCATTTGGGAGGGGGATAGGAGGCTGATGTAACGACTAGTTACACCAGCCCCATGGTATGGGAGTGTCAGGTTTCACTCTTCATCTTTATTACTACTGGATAGCTTGCGTGACAATTTTGGAATCCCCTTCCCTGCCTCCCCACGTTTGATCTTCTCTTCTAGCTCTTGCCTGAAAATATCAAAGATTTTCAGCATCTGCTCGGGCGGAACGTCGTCGACCAGAGCATCAGATTGTTCGTCTTTAAAGCTCTTTTCCAGGCGCGCTACTACCTCCGCTGTCATTGAGCGGTGATTTTCTTTCGCTGCCGCTTTGAGCTTCTCTTTCAGCGACTTAGGGATTTTTAGATTGCTTTGAACTTCGATGTCTTTTTCCATGTAGCAAAAATATAGCTTTTAGGGATTGACCGCAACGTAGCTAATAGCTATGTTTTATACGTAGCTATTAGCTACATATTGGATAAGGAAATTACTCATGGGTAAAAACATGATGCAAAACAAACCACAGTGCAATCTACGCCTTGAGCCAGAACTAAAAGCTTGGTTAGACACTAAGGCAAAAACGACCCGGCTAAGCCGCACATGGTTAGTCAATGATCTGATTAGAAAGGAAATGCAGCGTGAAACCATCCAGAAATGAAGAAGCCCTCGGCGCTGCCACGCCAAGGGCTTCAGGAAGCACAGCCCCAACCTCTATGAAAGGAACTGCACATGAATGATAGCACTGCAACCGCCGAAATTCTGCCCTTTCGGTTTGATACCCGCGAAGTCCGTACCCTGCTAATTGATGACCAGCCGTGGTTCTTCGCAATAGATGTATGCGGAGCTCTCCATCTCAGCCATACCCATAAGGCACTTCTCGGTCTTGATGACGACGAAAAACGCGAACAGGAACAGTATTCCGGTTCGGGCCGTAAGCCTTTGTTGATCAATGAGTCGGGACTTTATTCACTGATTCTCCGTAGCCGAAAGAAAGAAGCCAAACGTTTCAAAAAGTGGGTCACCGCCGAAGTACTACCCGCCATCCGCAAGCACGGCCACTACCAAGATGTCGAAGGCAAGATGGGCACCTTGATCGGCCAAACAATTGGTACCGATGGGTTCCACTGTTTGGCGGCCGTGGTAGAAGGTCGGTTACGCCGCTACCCAAAAGCCACCCAACAGCGTGCTCGCTCACACCTATGGTCACAGGTACGCAAAGCCTTCGGTGTTAGCCGCGGCGAAGACATCCCCGCCAGCCAACTGGATGCCGCTCGCCAATTTATTGCCGCTTATGCCCTGGAAGGCGAATGGCTACCGGCCTCACCAGATACACTGGATAAAGCCGACCAACTCAACCTGCAATCGCTATGCAGTCATATGCTTCAGATTCGAGACCTATACCGTCACTATCATTTATACGACGCCCTGACCCAACTTGGCTCTCCAGCTGGCAAGCGGCTCTATGGTCATGTGATAGATGGCGCAGCGATTGCCCAACGCTACCAATCAAGGTTTCCGTCTCTTCTACACTGAAACACCTTCAACCCAAACAAAATGCCCCACCGAAAACGGTGGGGCATTCGTACTTGGTGTTATTAAACCTAAAGCCTTACGACGCTTCAGCATGCAACGAAATACCGAGGGCTTTCGTCACCGTCATGATCGTTGCAAAGCTCGGGTTTCCATCAGCGGAAAGCGCCTTGTATAACCCCTCACGGGTCAACCCAGTATCACGTGCTAGTTGTGACATACCCCGGGCGCGGGCGATATCACCAAGCGCGGCAGCTACCAGCGCGGGGTCGCCTTCCTCAAAGCAAGCTTCAAGGTATAGCGCCATATCCTCTTCAGTTTTTAGATGGTCAACGACATCCCATTTACGCAGTGTGCTCATGGTGCCTCCTTCAAATCGCGTGCCAATTGCTTCGCGATATCAATATCTTTTGCTTGGGTGGATTTATCACCACCTGCCAGCAAGATCACCAGTTCATACCCCCGCTGGACAAAATACACTCGGTAGCCAGGCCCGTAGTGAATCCTCAGTTCCGATACCCCTTCACCAACAGGTTCACAGTCCCCGAAATTCCCCAACTCAACGCGGCGCACCCTGGCCAAAATCTTTGCCTTGGCCCTGCTATCTCGCAACTTCTCGAACCAGGTCGAGTAGGTCTCGGTGACGGTAATCATTTTCATGATTAAAATGTAAACCACAGTTCACACAAAAGCAAGTAGTGTCTTCGGTGTAAATAGCCCCACTCACACCCGCCGCCGCTTCGCCTGCGCCTAATGCCGCCGCAGGATAGCGGCTATGAATATTCCCGAACTCCTCCGCCTGCTGCATAACCTGATCCGCCTTGGCACCATCGCCCAGGTGGATCACGCCGCGGCCCGCGTGCGCGTCAAAACCGGCGAGCTGTTAACCGACTGGCTGCCGTGGATTGAAGGCCGCGCCGGATCTACCCGGGATTGGGACCCACCCACCCAGGGCGAGCAGGTCATCATCTTTTCACCCGGCGGCGACCCCGCTGCTGGCGTGGTGTTAACGGGCATTTATAGCGATGCCCACCCAGCGCCCTCAAATGCCCCTAGTGTCATCGGCCGCTGGCTGCCAGATGGTACCCGGATCGAGTACGACCATATCAAGAACCGGCTTTTCATCGACTGTGCAGGGCCAATCGAAATAAAAGCCGCAGGCACCGTGACCGTTGATGCGCCCCTTATCAAACATAACCAAGGCACAGGGGTGGTGACTCAACAGCACATCTGTCACTTCACCGGAAACCCCCACGGCGACGGTAGCAGCACCGTTAAGGCAGGCAAGTAGTGGCCCTTAGCAAAACCCAGCTTAAAAACCGAATCATCAGCGAGATGCAATCCCAGGGGGCCACGGCTACAGGGGAACACAGCTGGGTAAACCGTATGGCCGAAGCCATTGCCAACGCGGTGGTGGATGAGGTGCAAGCCAATGCAGAAGTGCCCGTTACCGGTGGTTCCAGCGCTGGCCAGTACAAGGTGCAATGACATGTCTGGCATGAGCTCACACACCGGTAAAGCCATGGATTCGCTGGCTCATATCCAGCAATCGGTGAACGACATCCTCACTACCCCGATCGGCTCACGCGTGATGCGGCGGGAGTACGGTTCACTGCTACCTGAACTCATTGACCAGCCCTTGAACGGCCCCACGGCCCTGCGCGCCTATTCCGCCACCGTGGTCGCGCTGATGAAGTGGGAACCGCGTATTCGCGTACAGCAAATCGCCCGCCGGGTATCCACAAACCGGCCCGGCCGCTTTGATCTCATCATCACCGCCCGGCGGGTGGATAGTGGCGAAAGCGTTAGCCTGGCCGTACCGTTCAAGGGAAACGTATGAACAACGCGATTGATCTCTCCCAACTACCCGCACCCAACATCATTGAGCCGCTGGACTATGAAACTCTGCTGCCCGAGCGCAAAGCACGGCTGGTCGCCCTCTACCCTGAAGAGGAGCGGGAAGCCATTGTAATCCCCCCGGAAATCCGAAGCGGCTATAAGTAG